CCGGCACTGGATGTTATTATGTTTATCAATTGAACCTGATCTGTTCGAGTTCCATCTAAATTGGTGTTGTTTGCTTGATTAATAAACCATTTAACATACGCCCACCATGCTGCTCTATATAAATTAAAAATACCGCCTTTTATTTTGGAAATACTTATTGTTTCATAATCTTGTAAAATCCTTTTTTTTACATCTGAAACTCCGGGTAGTTTTATTGGATAGTTATCAAAAGAAGGCGCAAACAAAAAAGCCCCATCTTGCTCAGTCTGAGTCCACTTATACAAGTTAGTATTGTTGATTCCTTGTTCTATCTTGACAATTCCAGAATCCGTAAATATACCAGTTCTACTCTGCAAATCATTGTATAGGTCTTCTTTTATGTTTTGTTTTGTTGGTAATTTGTTAATTTTTATTTTCTTATCGTTGTATATAGTGTAACCGCCTACACCAGGATTGTAATCTTCTGAACCAAAATCTTTAAATATTTCATTAGGTATATTCCGCACCCTATCAGAAACCAATTGCGGGTTAGCTAGTGAGCCTATATCTGTTCCCAAAATATTTTCGTAAAGAATTCTTGTTTCATCTGATGACAGTTCTGTATCATCTGCCTTAACTCCACTCCACCAGCCACCAACTTTTTGCGCACCAATAGTAACACTATGGAACATACCGTTTTCTTTTATTCTAGAAAGATGTGGGGTTTGTATTCCTCTCTTTAAGTATTCATCAACAAACTCATTTATTTTTTTAATAAAAGTGTTAAATTTATTATTATCTGCTAAAGTAACAGCTCCTTGAATAGCATCATCAAGATTTCCGCTGGCCAATAAAATGAAATCTGTTTTATCAATATATTCACGAATTTCACTTTTATCTATATCTGAACTATTAACGCTGTTATTTATTCTTCTGTCACCTCTTATGCTTTTATGCAACTCAGACATATATGTGGGAAGCTTCTTGTCCTTTTCAGCTGTACCCTTTATAAATTCTTTGTCATTGCCATCTCCAACATAAGCAGTTTTTGATATTTCATCAAATTGGGGGTTTGTAAACCTAGCTAAGTTTCTATTGACAAACTCCCAATCTTCTTGAGTCCAAGTAAAGTCTCTAACAAAAGCGCTCTTGAAGACAATAAACCAGACTTCCGGCGTTGGTAGTTTGGTTGCTCTACTTCCTACGGCACCAGCTTTGCTTCCATTTTCATCTGGATATTCAAAGTCATTGAAAGTTGCTCTGTTAGTTCTCCATTCATCGATAACACCAGACATGTTACACCACCTGCATTGCGTCAGAAAGATTCAATGGTATTTTTATTTCATCACCTATGTTCAATAAAGCTTCGGTGGGCTTTCTGTTAAAAGCAGCAATAACCCACCATACTTTTGGGTCTCCATAATATTTAGAAGCCAATCTCCAATAAGAATCGCCATATTTCCATATATATGTGTCGCTTCTTATCGTATCTAAAACTTCTTGTGGAACTTGTTTAACAACATACGTTCTATTTTGAATAATTTTTTTAACATCTCTTTCTTCGAAAAGATCTGAATACATTTCGTTCGAGTTTGATGCTATTCTAGAGTTTATATATCTTGACATAATTAATCCAATTTAAAAGGAAAGTTGTTTCCTTTACTTACCCATTTCCCATTTTGATCAAAACCAACATCCTCTTGATGAAGAACGTTAAGGGTAATAGAAAGTTCAACATTTTTTGCAAAAAAACTGTTGCCATTTGTAAACATTCCTAAGTCCATAGTTGGTTTCCACGAAATATTGTCGACCCACCCTAATAATCCTGTACCATCTTGTGCTTGTATAAGATTTGCAAATTTAATCTTCACTAGTGGTGATTTAGCCATCACTGATTTGGGGGACACTGCTTGCTGCAAGATATCATCTTCAACAATTCCCTGCTCATTTACAATAGACTGTGCTATCTCTCTTTGCCCCTTCTCATAAAGATAAGCAGGATACAAGAAGGAGATTAAATTTGAAAATTTTACATGATTGCTTTGCGCTTCTTCAATACTTGCGGATGGAACATTCCAAGTTAACTGAACTGTTCTGGTGGTACCTTGAAAAGTTGCAATAGGATCATTTCTGCCAAATACGTTCTCGGATTGCCATGATGATTTGAAATCTTGAGATATGTTTGTTAGAAAAGCAGGAAAGGTAATAGTTTTGCTAGTTATCATGCTCTGTATTCTCAACACAGCATTAGTAGCAGATGTATAGGATGCCACGAGATCTTTATAAGTTGCCATTATCCTGTCCCTCTACTTACTTTATATACACCATCTTCGAACAATTTCTTGACAGCATCTGAATCCATCTCGATTTTTATCTCGGGTTTGAATACATTTTTTATTTCTTTAGCCAAAGATTCAATCTTCGCAACACTTGCAACAGTATTCTCTGTCATCATGTTGGCTGATACACCGGTTGTAATTAATGCGAGATTCTCAAGCTCAGACTTGATGTCTGCTTCCTTTACATCGCTTATAAACTTACGCACATTATCAAGATTCTTATTTAAAACAACATTAACAGCAACATTTTTTGCACCAGACAAAGCTTCCAAAACCCCTGAAACTTCTTTTAGTTCTGCTAATGAGTTTGTAAAGTTAGCCATGCCATCTGTTGCCATTTGTATACCTTTACCAATCATCAGAGCAGCCGCACCAACTGATAACAGCAAGCCCACAACCAAGGCAGTAGCAAGCGCTTGAGGACCAGTGACAAAGGCCATTAATACTAAAATCATAGCGGTTATAGAGGCTGCAAATACACCTATAGCAAATGACACTGCTAGAATCTCTCCTGCGCTAAATCCAGCAAAAGCTTTAACAAATTCAGCCATTCCAAATGCAGCAGCCCCGATACCTGCGCCAATCATCAATATAGCTGCTCCAAGAGCTAACATTGTACCTACACCTGCCTTGGCTGTTTTGTTCATGAGTTGTTGATTTTTGATCTGCTTCTCCTTTAGTTTTTCTTGCAAGAGTTGTGTTTTTATTTTCTTTTTATCTAATACTTCCTCAACTTCTTTGGTAGCAATTAATCCCAAAGTAGCTATTTTATCTTGTATCATTAATCCTATTTTCTTAATGATTCCAAAATTAAAGATTTTGAATATTGCAGACAGTTTTTCCATAGACTTAAGAAACAAAGCTACACCGGTAATGCCCCCTAGGATAGTTCCAAAAAGGCCATTTGAAGCTTCATTTGCTGCCACAAAACTACTAGTTACAAAGTCTAACACGACATGTATTCCTTCTAGAACTGGTAGGAAAGCAGCAGCCAACTCAGCAGCCATGATTTTTAATTTTTGTGTAAAAGGTATAGCGGCTTTCATCGCTTCTTCAAGCTTCTTCTGGGCATCAGCAGACGCAGCCATTTGTTGTTCGTAGTTCTCATATTCCGAGAGAGACATACCAAATATCTTATTGGCCTCAGCCATATCAGAAATACCAGCAGCATTTGCAATTGCTTTTTGTGTAAATTTGTCTAGAGAAGCAAATGATTGTCCGGTTGCTTGAACGGTACTTATCATTGTTTTAAGTCTTTGGTCTTCTGTCATCAACAACATTTCAGTTGCGGAGAGTTGTGATCCCAAAAGAGCGTTAAGTTTACCGGTTGTCTCGGCTGCTCCAGCGAAAGTATCAAACTTCTCAGCAAGCCCCAAGAGAACTCCTGTCTCAACACCTGCGGCTTTTGCTGCGGCAGCAATGTTTTTAAACACCTCAACAGACTTTTCGCCGTACACTGCCAAGGTTCTAAGAGATGCGTTATAATCGCTGAGCATTTTCTTTGTAGATATTCCGATATTTACACCCATCATTCCGACTTCTTTTGCCATCTGAAGTGATTCTTGGCCGCTTATGTTTATTGTCTTGGATAGAGTTTGCATCAGTTTAGAAGTCTCATCAGCTGATACACCAAGTTTACCTAGCTGAGCAACACCCGCAGCCAACGATTGTTGTACAGCCTGAGTAGAACTATGGAATTCAGAGAAACTAGCCAGCAAAGACTGCATAGATTGACCTGCTTCAGCAGCTGTGATGCCAAACTGATTCTGAGTTTTTTGTACATTAAATAAGACATCATTGTAATCTTTTCCAAGGCCTGTAGCTTTGGAAAACTCTGCTGATGCCGCATCAAACTCTGTTGCCATTTTTATTGTCTGAGCAACAACCTCATCAAATATTTCAGCAGCAATGTTAGCCATATTAAAGACACCGCCAAAAGATTCTGACAAAACCTGAGTGATGTCATCTGCTTTTGAAATTTCTTCAATCATCTTCCCGGTTTTCGTGATCATATTGTTTTCTGCTGCTGTTGCAGAAATTAATCCGAAAGTCATACCTTCAAAAGCACTTGTTAAAGATTCAACTGTCTTTTGATCTTCTTTTGAGATTTTGCCATGTTTTTTAAGAATTTTTTCCGCCGACTCAAGCTCTTTTGCTTGGTCACTGATTAGTTTTGCTTGCTCTTCAATTGACTTGTTATATTTATCGATGTCTTTTTGTATTTCTTCTCTTTCTTCATTTGTGAGACCAGCTTTTTTAAGTTTTTCTTGTGCCTCCGCTAGTTCATACTCAGTAGCAGTCAAAGCAGCTTGCTGTCTGTTGACTTGCTCTATCAAGTCGACAGCAGCCTTTCTAGCAGCGTTTGTTTTGCCTATTCGATCTAGATATTCCATATCTATAATCTTTCTGCGGGTTAAGACATCGTTGTTTTTCTCTTCTAATTCTGCTAATTCTTTGAGCAGTTCTTTTCTAGTTTTATTTGCTTCGTTGTTTGCTTTTTGAGCTTCTGTTCTTTCATTAATTTTCTTGGGATCTTCACTGGACATTCACTATCCCTCATGCTTAAACGGCCAAGAAACTCCTGTTTCCTGCTCAAACTCTAAGACTGCTGCGTCTAAAAGTTCTTTTCTTTTGACAGAATTTGGATGATCTTTCCCGTAATCTGCCATTGAATCTAAATAAAATTTTGTTCTTGCCACAGCCTTAACATATGATTTTACTTGCCCGGGCTTTCCTTTTATTGAAAACTTAAGTTCGTTTTCTTCTTTCATAAGAGAGCCAAGATTAGTCAGATCAACATCAAAACGAAAATCTACACCATACATGGCTTTTAATATTGATTTGGTAACGTTACCAATAAATTTCGTTAAACCTTCGTTTAGGTTGGTAAAATCTAATGTTTTCACTTCTTGTACTCCTAAGATATAGTAATTAGTTTGATAAAGAAAATGCCCTTGTCGGGCATTATTTATGTCTATTTTCTAGATTTCTCTAGCTCTTTTTTCTCTTCTTCGGCTTGCTTGTTCATTCTTTTTATCCACCACAATCTTAAACCAACCGGTAAGTTATAGGCTTCTATTAGTGACCACCCTCCGAAATGTTTTAGTATGAAAAACTGTTCATACACTTGTTCCATGTATTTAGGTGTCAGGCCAAAAAAAGTCCGCATTAAGCGGAACCTCCAGTTCCTGCTCGTGCCCGCAAGAATCGCATTCAAAATCAGATTTTATTTCAATATTTGGATTAACTGCTTTATATGCTCTTTTAAGATGAAAAGAATCTGAAGAGAGCATTGTATCAACAAAACGGTTAATGATCTGTTGATCGGAGTGACCTTCAATATCAACAATCATTCTTTTGAATTGGTTTGTAACAGATTTATCCAGCCCTACAATTCTAGTCTTTTTCTTTTGGAGTTTTTCTTCGATCATCTTCATCTCATCATTTCCATTTAGTAGACGAAACTTTACACTATAACTCGTTGTTGGTACTTTTGTGGTAAAATGTCCATCTTCGGTTTTATAAACGCCAATTTCTTCATCCTCACAGCTTTCTTTGATTGTTGGATTATCTAAGTCAAATACGTGCTTTGACTTAGCCGAACAATTGGGGCATGCAACTGTTGTTTCATATGCGTTCCCATAGCCAGAAGATCTAGCTGCAATAATAATTGCGTTTCTATCTCCTGTTAACAAAGAAGCAGCGTTGATTCTCTTATCGACAATTACGTTTTCAATAAACCTTTCTATAGCTATGCCTTTCTTGAGAAGCGCTTCTGAGGAAAGGATATCTTCATCTTTCGCTGTCATGTAATAGATCTCAATTGTTTCTTGATTGTGAAGCGGATGTCCCATGGGATAGGCTCCTTTTGATGGCAAAACTACAAATTCTGTTGGCGTAACAAATTTAAGTTCTGGTTTACTGGCGATAGGAGCTTCTGCACCATCATGCTTTGCTCCGAATCGGTCTTGATTGTTTCTCATTATTACCTCTATGTTAATTCTGCTGTATCGTATGATACTGTTATGGTTATTTCTGTAAGAGTCTCGGTCTCGTAGTTCAATTCACCAAAATCAATTGATGTTATAAACGCGTTAACTAATTTCCAAGTTTGTAAAATATTTCCATCAGCGTCTAATTGTTCGATCACATAATTTCTTACTGTATTTACTTTTGATATACCATCGGGCTCACTCAAAGAATAGCTTGAGTTTTTAAGATAGTTATAAAAACTGTGTGCCTTTGTTTGCCCGTCTAGATTTAAATTATCTTTATAATCAATAATTTTAATAGTCACATCTTTCCACGTAACTATTCCGGGGTATTTAATTTTATGATTAATCAATTGATACTCTTGCTTTGATATATCAAAAGAAGGTTTAGTGGCAGACTTAGCCCACCACCAATATCCTAAATCATCCGGAGATCCAGTGGCCTCTATCGGATCGTGACCAGCGTCCATAATCCGAAAGCGAAATGGTCTAACCGGTTCTATTATATTCGTCCTATCCGACCAAAAAGCCACTTATACCTCTATGTTCCTGGATATCCATCAACAGGTTTAATAACAAAACCAGGTCCAGCAACAGGGTCAAACTTTCCAATTTCTTGTCCGGTAACTGGATCGTGCTTGGTACATGTAGCCCAATCATATTTCATCTTAAGGTCAATATCACGAAGGTCATCTCCTTCATATGCAAATTCGCCAAACTGAACTGATGTCAAGAAAGGGTTGGCAAGAGTCCATTTTTCCAAAGGGCCGCCATCAGCAGTAAGTTGCGTAATTACAACTCCTTGAAGTTTGGCACCGATAGAAGACTTTTTCTTGGACATTGTA